ATTTTTATTAAATTTTCATATATATTACCATCTTTATTATTTAAATTATGTATTTCATCAAATACAGCATAATCAAAATTATTTCCTATTTTATAAATATTATCTTCTATATATTTAGGTGTCCCTATATATATATTACCCTTATCATTTAATAAATTCTCATGTCCTTCTATTAAATATTGTATATTTTTACCTATTTTTTTAAAATGAGACCCAACTTGATATACAACTGGTATAGACGGACAAATATAAATTACTTTATTATGAAGTATACCAGCTGATAATGCTATAAATGATTTACCAGATGATGTAGGAGCTCTAACTAAAATAGATTTATTTTGTTTAATATAATTTAATGTATTTATTTGCCAATCTTCTAATTTTTTATCTGGATTATCCCAATAATTTAATGGTGGTAATATATCTCCTAATTCTTTTAACATATACAATTTAAAATCATATTCATCATTTTGAAATTTATCTTCTATCGAATTTATTAATGTTTCATATTTTTTATTATATTTTTCAGTAGCTATCTGAAAATATATACTCAATATTAATTTTAAATTTTTTTTCTTAGCTGTATATAATTTTTCTAATATACAGCATTTATATTCAATTTTACCTTCTTTTGTTTGAATACTATATAAATGTTTATAAATATTATTTATATCTAAATCATTAATTAAATAATTAACTCTTTGTAAATCTAATTTAATATTTTCATTATATCTTCTAATATTTTGTTCCTGAATTATTAAATCCTTCTTTTTAGGTTTACTATTTTTTTTAGATTTTTTTTTATTTATTTGTAATGAGTCATCTATTAAATTTTTAATATTTGTTTCTATTTTATCTGATAAATCTCTTATAAATAATATAAAATTATTAGAATTTATATTATTCCAAAATAAGTATTTAGAATCCATCTTCTATTAATATAAATATATTAGTTATATTTTAAGTAGTTATAATTATTCTAATTGCTCTTAATAAAATAAATTTGAAATTATCTGTAAATATGATTATTAGAGTTTTATAAATAATTAATATAATGGAAAATAAATCAAAACAAAAAAAGAAGAAATTTGTTTATAAAATTGGAACTGAAGATGAGAGTCATATTATTGATTTGATTGGAAAACTGATAGGTTATAATGGTTCTAATGTTTCTAAATTGAAGAAATCTCTTGAAAAGCTTCCGTCGGTTAAAAAAATAATACATATCAATATTGAAAAACAAACAAAAAAATATAATAGAAGATTTAAATATATTGGTAAAATAGATGCAACTGAACATATAATAATATTTATCACTATTATAGGAACCCCGAATTATATAAATGTTAATAGAATTGTTGAAGATTATATAATTAATAATGATTTGAAGGAGGGATTTAATCATAAAACCCAATCCCGAGAAAAGAAGAAAAATAAACAATTTAAAAAGAAAAATCAACCGAAAGAAACCGACAAAGAAATAATACCAAATGAATGGCATAAAAGAAAATCAAAAGATAATCCAAGATATAAAACACAATTGTGTTCGCATTGGATAAATACCGGGGAATGTAGATATGGTTCTAGATGTGTATTTGCACATGGTGAAACTGAATTAAGAAATCAAGAAAAAAATAAAAAATATTCACCACCACCACCAATTATTGTATCAAAATGTAATGGGTCTTGTGGTTCATGGGCGGATAACTGTTTTTGTGCTAGATGGCCAGTTTCACGACAAGATTATACTACAATACAGGATAATACCAAATGTAATCAGGTTACAGAATTTAATTCCTTTAATACTAATTTCCAAATAATAACTGATGATATTACAAATATTACATCTAAAGTAATTAGTCCAGATAATTTATGTAAAAATACTCGTAATACTTCCCGATATAATTTTACAGAAGAAACTATAAAACCTAAAAAATCAAAAGCAATAGAGGAATGGTCAATATCTGAATGTATTGAATGGATGATATCTAAAAATATACCACATTATATTTGTGAACTATTTATAAAACATGAAATTGATGGAAGTAATATACTTCTATTTACAAAAGAAGATATGGTTAGTATAGGTATTAAAATTGGTATGGCAATTAAACTAATAAATTACCTTAACGAATTTAGAAATGAAATTAAATGTGATTTAGTACCATTTTATAGTTCAGATGTTAATCTGGAAAATATGGAATGGTCCGAAAATGAGAGTCCAGTTTGGACTCCAGGTACTATTTAATTTAATTATTTAAACTTTTAAATTTTAAAATACAATAATCATGATCAATATTTTTATAAATTATTCTATCATCTATGTAATTAAATATCTTATTAAAATCTAAATGAGAATAATCTTCACCAACAAAACCAATATTTTTTAATCCCTTTAATGTTTTTAGATTTATCTTATTAAAATCGTCTATATATAAAATACATTCTTTTCTACAATTATGATATATTTGATATATTTCTTCCTCTAATGGTACTTGATTTGGACCTGGTACTATTTTATTAATTTTTTCACCAACATATCCTGTATCAATGTTATATCCTTTCCAATTAGATTTTTCCCAATCAACAGAACTATCGCCACTCCAATGAGCATCTAACCAAAATACTATATTTTCATTTTGTATGTTTATATCATCATCATCTAATAATTTTGGCAAAACTATTTTACTATCTCCGTGCAAGCAAATAACTTTTTTATTATTTTTTAATCTCTCTTTAGCTATATTAAATAGATTTTCATCTATTTCTATTGTATAAACTTTTTCAAAATATTCTGATAATAGGCTTGATCCATGTCCTGCCAAAGTTCCACTTTCTATTGCAATTTTATAATCAGTATTTATTAAGTTTTCTATTAAAGCATAAATAAAATGTCCCATATTAATAATATTACAAAAAAATAATTGTAATATTACGATAATATTATATTTTATGTTATATTTATATTTATATTAAATGTATTTATAAATTTAGATATTAAATAAGCAAAAATTATTAATATTACTGTATCAACTATAATATTATCTGAATATAAAGTCCTTTCTATTATAAATCCAAATCTATTTAATAATGATATAAATAGATTTTCATCTTTTTTACAATATTTTTTACCATCATTTTCTAAACAAGATAATTCATCTTCACAATCTGTATCATCATTACACGAATTTATACATAGTGATATATTATTTTCAGTTACACATATTTTATTATCATCACAATCATTATCATCATTACATAATTTAATACAGCATGTATTTTTATCTTCAGTGTCTATATCACACGGTGATGAATTACAATGTGCAAATCCAGTTTGCTCTTCTATATAACCATCCGGGCAATAAATAGTTGAACATGGGTCCCTTTTTATTAAAATATTATTTAAAAAATTATAATCATTTTCATCTATACCTGCCATATATTATTAATTATTTATTTTTTTTATAAAAATAGTAGATATTTTACTTAATATTAAATAAATAAATACTAATAATATTATTTTTTTATAAATATTTCCATTAATAAAATCATCAAAAAAAGAACCAATTTTTTGTGTATTAAATAAATTATAATTAATATTAGGTATATCTGGTTGCAATAAATTTTCATAAAATTTTATTAATACTTTTGTATTTGTATTTATAGTACCACAATTATTTTGTTCATAATAAGTTGATAAATCTATTATTTTTTTAACTATTTCTGGTATTCTTGGAATAACTATATCTATTAAATCTTGTAACTTTTGATCATTTTCTTGTATATTATTTAAATCAATTTGTATACCAACTACTTCAGTAATTAAAGTTATTACAGATATTATACCGGTTGTTACTTCTCCTCTACATATATTCTGATTAATATTTTCTATCATTCTTAAACACCCATTTATAGAATGGGGACCAATTTCAATAAATCTATCTATTTTTCTAGTTATATATTCAAAATGTTCATCTTCCCATTCTGCTAATGGATTTTCTAAAATATAATCAAATAATTCATTATCATTTGGAGAAGTATATAACATATCATCAAAACAATTTCTTAAACTTTCATTTGATTCTAAATTTTCTATAAAAAAATCTAAATTGTCAGAATATAACTGTGCATTATTTATATCTCTTATATTTCTATCTTGTTCAAATAATTCTTCGATTCTATTATCAGGATTTTCTAAAAATAAATTAAATTCAATTAATAATATGTATGGTATTTTATCTAAAGTATAAGCACTTAGTTCACTAAAAATAGATATTGTATTATTTCTAATTATTGTAGCATAATCTTCAATATTAATTCTATCTGCTTTTGTTGGTATATTTATGCAATAATTTTCATTTGTATTTGAAAAACATCTATCATTTATTAATTCTATTAAATTATTTATATCTATTGTTAATTGTTCATTTGATACTATATTCTCAATTGATACCGAGTTTTCAGTTCCAAATGGTACATAACTAGATTTTATAAACATTTTTGTATAACTACTAGTAGTTGAACAATTTGTTGGATAATCATTAGTTATACAAGGCCAATTATTAATATCTTTTAATTCTCTATATCTGTGATATAAAATACTAAATTTTGAATTTTCATTTGTTTCTGAATATAAACTATTATAATATTTATTAAAATCTATATTTGGTAAGCGTAATTTTCTTGATATACATCTACTTAATTCATTATTATTAAGATCATAATCATATATACACCCTTCTTTTTCTTGACATTCAGTAATATCTAAATTATCACATCTATTTTCATTAATTAAATTTTCCTTTGTACAAGTAGTATTTTCTATTATAGAATTATCTAATGTATTTAATATATTAAATATATTACCTGAATTTGATATATTATCTGGGTCTGATATAAATTGTAATTCACCATTATTTAAAATATTATTATCATATATTTCTTCATTTGTTTTACTATATATATCTGTTTGTGTATATAAATTTGATAATTCTATATCACTTCGTATTTGACAACTATCATTATTAAATATACATATATCATGATTTGTATTATACTTTTGTTTTAAATCTCTATTTCTTGTATTGCAACTTGTTTCATCATTACTTGTTTCATCATCATCTAGATTACAAAAATATGTATTTACAAATGAACTATTTAAATAATTATTTTCAAAACTGTTTCCTTGAAAGGGTGTACAAATATAATCACAATTTATCCAACCTAAATTCTCATCATTTTTTTTACATGACATAGAATTTAATTCTTTTTTCCATCCACACCCAGAACAATCTACCATTATTATTAATTACATTTATTTTTATTTATCTATTTATTTAATTTATTTCATTTAAATAATTATATATTTCTATTACTTGTTCATTCCAATCTGGATTATTTGGAGATTGACAATGTACCCCCATAAGATGAGGTGTCCATTTTTTATTATAATTCGGAATATTATCTATTTTTATAAAATTTGTTTTCGTTGTTGCCAAAAATTCTACTGATATTATAATACTTTCATACTTGCGTTTTTCTATATCATCTTTTCTTTCTTTTCTTTCTGTATCATTATATAATAATATTAACTCTCTATCGGTTATAATTTTTGGACTATCAATAACTTTTAGTATAGAATTATAACCTTTACCTACAATATACCAAGCAATTATATCACCTTTTTTAATTTTTGTTTTAATTTTTTCATTTTTTCCGTCTTTATTCCATGTTTTTACAAAATTATTATCTACAAATATATCCCATTTATCTATATCTTCTAAATTACCATTCATATACCATACATTACAATCAGAAATTTTTAATTCATCATAAAAAGACATTACATTACTATTATCTGTAATTGTTTGTGCATCCTTTTTTTCTATAATTGGTTGTAAACTTAATTTTCTTGATATATCATTAATATAAATTTTTTTTATATCAATTTCTTCTTTTAATTTACGAATATTATCTATTAATCTATCATTTTCTTCTTTTAATTTATCATTATATTCTTCATTAATTTCAATGAACTTATCATTTTCTTCTTTTAATTCATCATTTTGCTTTAGTAAATCAGTTATAATATGAATGAGTGTATCGCGAGATAATCTTTCCAAATCCATTTAAATCTTTTTTTATTTTAGAAAATATTATATAATATCAAATTTTATTTAATTTATTAATAACACTATTAATTGTGTATGAACTATCTAATATTTTTTTAAATTTAACTAATAAATCATTATCTTTATAATAAGTTGATAATATAATTGCATCCATTATTTGTTTTCCTTTGATTCTAAAATCAAAAGTTTTTAAAAATTCTTTATAATTTGGATTATAATTAACCGCATTTATTGTTCCACAACTAGTTCTATATGATTTAAAATACTTATTTGGAATATTTTTACTCATTTGAGTAGCAAAATCTTTCTTCCATGGAGCTATTTGATACCATATTATTTTATTTGTACAACAACTAAAAGCATCAGTTATACTTTGATCTCCGGTTAATAATACATCATCTACACTATATTTTATTAATGATATAAATTCTGGTCTTGGTTTCGGTAAAATATCACCTCTAATTATCATTGTATTATCTGATTTATTTCCATTTTTTATTACAAATTTTTGTTTATGTTCATCTATCATTACCAAATTTGGATAATTCTTTGTATATTCTTTTAATCTTCTATTTACTGTATAACAAGTTCCACTTTGAGGTTCTTGTAAATAACATCTAATAATATCAACTACCCAATCTGGAACAATTACTTGGAATAATTTATGATTATATTTTTTTGATATCATCTCTATAAATGCTAAAAAACAATAATTACCATGTACACCCCAAGAACCAGTATGTGCTGGTCCTGGTGGTTGAATATATATTAACGCATATGGAAATTTAATAATATTATGTTTTTTAACATTCATATCTGTTATAAATATTCCTAAATTATGTTTACCGACACCAGTAGGAAAAGTATATGGACCTAATACATCATTATTATATTCACTTATTGAAAATGTATTATATTTATTAGCATAAGGTATCATTGATTTTAATTCTTCAACATAAAAAGTCCTTTTTGCTATTGGAACAACTACCATTATATCAAATTTTACTTTTGATGTTATTTTTAAATTATAAAAAGATGGACAATCTTCCTCTTTTTTTTCTTTTAATCGAATCATATTTTTAACATTTGCTTTAATGGTTTTAAATTTTTCTATATCATTTGTACATATATATATATTAGCATTTGGGTACCATTTTTTTAAATAATCATAAAAAGTTTTACAAATAATAACATCTCCAAATCCACCACATGGTACATTTAATAATCCAATATTAATATTTTTAGAATGTATTTTATTTATTTTTTTATTTAAAAATAAATTCCAAGGAATATCATATAAATCATCATAAATTTTCTTTTTTTTTATATGATTTACTATTGTATCCATATTATTTATAATATATAATATTATATATATAATAAATATATGGATGCTGGAAAATTAATAGGCGAAGGTTCAAAAACTTGTATATTTCAACCAAATTTACCTTGTATAAGTGATGATATAGATATATCAGATGATAAAGTATCTAAAGTTTTTTTAACTGATAAAGTAACACATAATTTAGATGAAGAAATTAGTTTCAATAAAAAGATAAGTAAATTACCAAAAAGTAATAAATGGGCTGCTACATTATTTAATAGATGTAAAGTAGGTAATTATGCTGAAATATTAAAAATAGAAAAAGACATAAAAAAATGTTTAGAAAATCAAAAAATATCAATAAATGATTTTAATAAAAATAAAACTATGTTATATGGATTATATGGTGGAATTGATATGTATAATCATGTAGATAAATTTTTTAATCATTTTGATGCTAAAACTATTTTTAATTTTTTAAAAAAAACACATAGTTTATTTTATGGATTAAATATTATGAATAAACATAATATATTACACTATGATATTAAAGCTGGTAATATAGTTTATAGTGATAATAAATATAAATATATTGATTTTGGTATATCAACTACTTTTGATAATATATCAAAAATTAAAAAAAGAGCACTCAAAGAATATAATACAAATAGAATTTATGAATATTATCCATATGAATTATTTTATGTATTTATAAATAAAAATAATATTACTAAAGAATTAAGAAAAAAACCATTTGCAAATAGAAAACATCACGAACATTTAGAATATATTCATAATGTTGCTTTTAATAGAAATATTAATAATGAAATTATGGAAAATATCAAAGCTATTAAAAACAATAAAATTAAACGAACAAAAGTAATTAAATCTATTGATATATATAGTTTAGGTATAACACTTATAAATATATTAGTTGATATAATTAATAAATACTCATATATAGAAAATATTAATGAAAATAAAAAAATTATTAATAAAATATTATATCACCCTACTTTATTACCGATTACTAAATTATTAAAAAAAATGACTGAAATATCGTGCAATGATAGAATTGAACCTTATGATGCATTAAAAGAATTAGAAAATATATTAAATTATAAACCGAAATATTAAATGTTTAATAAACTTAAGATAATCTTCTGTTTTATAATCTTATTTTTTATAATATATATCTTTTAATAAATTAAATATATTTCTAGATATGTTTTTATAAATAAATATACTAAATTCCATATTATATAAAAATATAAAAATATTAAAATATATAATATGGATTTTAATAAAGTCTATTTAGATGATAATTTATTATATAAAATATATAATTTATTATCATTTAATGATATGATTACTTTTTCATATATTAATCAATATACTTACAATAATTATAAACAAAAAACAAAATATAAAATATTTTTATTCCTTAATAATGATTACAAATTATTCAGAAAATGTTTACAATTTTATAAATACTCAATAACAGAATTATATTATTTAGGTAAATATAGTATTAATAATATTAATTATGTAACTAGATATGATAATGATGATATACACTATTATGATTTAAGATTTATATTTGAATTAATTTACAATAAATTTAATTATAAAAATATACCAATTAAAGATGAATTTTTAATAAAAGCAATTAAATACATAAAAAAATCTATAAGTTTTAATCGTTTTGAAACTATATATAATATTAGTAAATATCCATTATTACATTCTTTATCTTATATGTTTACTCCCAAAACTAAATGGGTATATATCTAACTAGTCTTACTATTTTCCTTATTTTTTATCCAATTATCAAAATTATTCCATTTAAACCCATAACTCATATTTCTGTGTGTTATCATAGCAGGTAACCATCCTTTAGATTCTGCTTTATCAAACCAAGTTGTTAAATTCTTCGCTTCTGCACGTTCAAGTGCAATATGATATCTTTTGTCTATAAATTTTCTCATTTTAGGAACATTTTTAATTTCTGGAAACATTCTAAATAGTATATCTGCTGGTGTTTCCATTTTATCTATATTTAAATTCAACAGTTATTTCTATTCTTGATAAGAACAGATACAACCCAACAATATTAATAAACAATAATAATGTTGTAAAAGAGTAATTAAAATATTTGTAATAACTATCTAAAATAACTGATAAGATAGCAATTAAGATTGTGTGGTCAAACCGCATCTTCAATTGATTTAAACAAAAAAAATATATTTTCAAATTAAATATTTATAGATGCTCTTTTTTAATTATAATTTGTATCCTAAAATATGAGTTTTAGCATAACAATTATTTGCGAAATGACCAGTTCTTCCACACCTATAACAATTATTATATTCTAAATCATCGTCATCATCGTCATCATCTGAATCATCGTCATCATCTGAATCATCGTCATCATCTGAATCATATAAATCCGGCCAAGATTCAAGATCATCTGAATCATCAGAATCATCTAAATCACACCAACTAACTAATTTAACATTTGGTTTTAATGTAGTTGAATTTGTATATTTACCACCTCTAACATTAGCATAACCATGTTTTTTAATATTTTTATCTGTATGTTTTTGTTCTACTTTATTTGCAAAATATCCTGGACATGTATCAATTACTTCACCTTCAATTGGTTTAAATTTTTGTGTTACTTTAGCACCAATTCCACTAAAATGTTGGTCCATTCTTCTATCAATATCTACTGTTTTACCAATATATTTTTTACCATTTTCTAATTTTAATTTATATATATCTGTTTCCTGATTTATATTTGTTGTATTACCATATTTAGTTTTATACATTGGGGCCCCTGTTTTAGCATAAGCTGTTGAATTGTATATAATATCGCCCCTTTCTGTATAATAAGTCGGCATGCTTTTTATATTATACTGATATAGATTTTTACCTTTATATTTAAACAAAAAAAATATATTTTCAAATTAAATATTTTTATAATGAAAGAAATCGTGTTTCGGATGTAAAAGGATTTGTTGCAATAAAATAATAACCGTTACCAAACTATTATTTAACTAATTTCATTATCCATTATTTTTTTGAGTATTCCATTATCTCTTAATTCTAATGCAATTCTATGGTAGATTTATAACCTATTATTTTACATTTGTTATGTTGGATATATTCTGCGTGTCTTTTATCTATTCCCTTAGATGCTAATTCCGGAAAATGGATTTCTAATTTCTCAAATTAAAATTATTATTTAGTTTTCTTAAAAACATTCTATAATCAATAACAAATGAAGTCCAAGTGCTTCTATTATTACTGCTATTAAATCGGGAATTTTCTAAATTTAAATAATAAAAATTTTCAGACATTCCACAAATATATTGTTCAATAAAACTATTATATTTATTAGTAATATGTATAAAATTCGCTACAACTCCTATTTTTTTTAAATAATTTATATTATTTGAAGCAATAAATATTGACTTGTCTTTTTCTGTTTTTAAGTTCGAAATTATTTCTACTATTTTATCATCACTATATTCATTATTTGTATACTGGTCAATAGTTTTATTCATTATATCAGGTAACCGAATATGAATAGCGGTATAAGACAAATTGTCAAATGTTTTTTTAATGTAATCATCCCCTTGTAATTTAATATAGTTAGAATAATCCCAATTACTACATATTTCCGAATAAATATTTTCAAAATTAGAATTTAAATTACTATGAAAATCTCCATTGATTCTAGATTCATTAATGTGTACATTATTAAATAAATGCTTTATAATAATTAAATTATCATCTATATTTTCTAATTCATCTAGATTTTTTTTA